AAATACAGCTCGTGTAGCTTTATTAACTGTTAAAAACGATCCAGGTCAGTTGAGCGAAGATGATGTTAAGACTTTAAGTTCTACAGTTACATTACAAAACAAAGACCAAGCTGGTGGTGTTCAAGATATAATGAACAGACTAGCGGGTAACACTTAAGTACCTGTTAGCAAAAGCACTATTACGACCGGTTAACTCTTTACCGTTAACATGTCGTTTGTATTGAGCATTAATCTCGGCTGTATTGTTTGTTACTACACCATCCAGAAACTTTGGAAACTTAGCTAATACCCCATTAAATGCGAAGTCTGTTAGCATTTCTTTTTTAATATTGTCTAAACGTTCCCACGCACCTTGACCAAACTTATAGTTAGTTATTTGCTTAGCTCTTTCAGCAGCTGCATTTATATCTTGTTTTAATAAGGCTGTAGCTTGAGCGTCAGTTAATCCTCTAGAAAAGTTATTTCCTGGGTGTAGTTTGTGTCCGTATGCAATAGTATCTGTGCCACCTTCTACACTTTTATGAGGGTGCCACATACCATGCTTAAAACCAGCTTTTACTCCGTTTTCTACACTTTTCATATAGTTTATGAAATCTGGGGTTGCTTGAAACTGACTACCGTAGTAGTCTGCAAATGAAGATACCTTTTGTACTTGTGCAGGGGGCTCGAAATGGATTGGAGGGGGTAAATCCACAGCTTCAATAATACTTACAAATTTCTTAATACCAGGCATGTCAATATTTACATATTAAGTAAATAAATGCGTGATAATAAAATACAAAAATAAAACATATAGCAGCGAAGATCTGCCTATTTTTTTGTATTTTAAACGTGTAGAAGATAAAAAAGACTTTATAAACCTGCTTGCCATCTATCATAAACCTAACGTATTTGTTAGAGTAAACAGTGTAGATTTTGTTTTAGCTGGTAACACAGTTATAAAGGATAAGAGATCTGCAATATACATTAATATGGAGACAATGGATGAAAAACGTCACATTCAAAGGTATTTGTTTGATTCTAATGATGAAAGTAATGCAGTAATATCTACACCACCCGATATCAGACCGGTAATATTGGAAGAATGGATCGGTAGACACGCAAAAGACTTAATTTTAAGTTGATATTATATTAAAAGCCCTTACCATAAGTTATGGGCAAATTTACATCAACTAAAGTCATTCCGTTAGGTTCGGCTGCATTTAGACAGCCTTATGCACAAAGTCATTGTCACTTTATTCATGGTTATCGGTTACAAGCCAAGTTTTGGTTTACTTGTAATATGTTAGATCAAAACAACTGGGTTGTAGACTTCGGTGCTCTTAAGCAGCTTAAAAATACTTTAGAAGAATACTTCGACCATAAAACAGTAGTTTGGGCAAAAGATCCTGACTTAGATATGTTCAAACAACTTGAACAACGCAAAATGATTGAACTGGTGGTGCTTGAAGACGGAGTAGGTATTGAACGTTTTGCTGAACTGTGTCACAAATTAGCTAATGATTATGTAGATAGCTTAACTAATGGGCGTTGCTGGTGTTCTAAAGTAGAAGTCTGGGAACACCCAGATAATAGTGCACTTTACGAAATTTAATATATAATAGTTTTATGTCTAATATTGATCCTAATACAACTTTATTTATTTCAGATGATTTTGTGTTCTACACATTAGAAGGCGAAGGCCGTTATATCGGTTACCCTTCAGTGTTTATGAGAATGGCTATGTGTAACTTAACCTGTATTGGTTTTAAGAGCGAAGACTCACCAAACGGTTGTGATAGTTATGTTAGCTGGTCTAAGAAGAATAAAATGACGTTTGAGGAAGTGGCTCAGTTGTTTGAGAAGAATGACTACCACGAGCGTCTAAAAGAAGGTGCATTACTTAAGTTAACTGGTGGAGAGCCTTTTATTCAGCAGAAGAACTTATTACTATTTGTTAAGTTTATTAGAGATCGTTGGGGTTTTAAAAACTACAGCAGAACATTAACAGTAGAGGATGTAGGTAAGCCCACATTACATATAGATTTTGAAACTAACGGTACTATTATGCCAGATGAAGAATGGTCTCGTCTAGGCGTACATGTAACATATACCACTTCACCTAAACTATCTAGTAACGGTGATCCTGCTGATAAACGTTATAAACCAGAGGTATTACGTTATCTAGCTGTACACGATGCTTGCTTTAAGTTTGTAGCTAGACAAGAATCAGACTTAAATGAAGTGTTAGAAAACTATCTTAATAACCCTGATGTAGCTGTACGTTCCAATCAAGTATGGATTATGCCAATGTGCGGTAGTCGTAAAGAACTACTAGAAGTTGGGCCTGCTGTGGCTGAACTATGTAAGAAATATAATTTTAAGTTCTCGAACAGAATGCACTTGCAAGTTTGGGACAAAGCCCTTAAAGTATAATATATGAACGATATTCCTGATCCTAAAAAACATAAAAATATTAGCATTATTAAAAGCATTATCCGCATTATTGCGGGTACATGCCTTTGCTTCGGTGCCTTCTGGGTTACTGGTATATTGCTAATCGTAGCAGAAATACTCGGTATTGTTGAAGAAATGGTATAACATATGAAACAAGAAATAAAATTCACATATACGTTAGAGCATACTAATGACGATATTAATGTCAGTGTGCCTCATAAAGTTGAGATTACCCTTGACGGTCAAGCCGGTTTAGAAGAACTAACAGAGCAGTTTAATGCTTTTGTTAGAGCTGTAGGTTATTACCCACCCGATAACTGTGTTCTTGATTGGGTAGACGTTGAAACTGGCCAGCCACCTGAAGATGATAATGAGGTTGCTAATATCACTATAAAGCGTAAATTTTAATAAATGAGCCACTCTAAACTTAGCAAAATAGGCGTTATCGGCACTCAATGTATTGGTAAGACTACACTTATCGATGATATGATGTTGCAGTGGCCACAACTAAACAAGCCTACAAAAACATACAGGGATTTAATAAAAGAAAAAAAATTACCTGTTAATAAACACGGTACAAAAGAGTCTCAAGAAGCTATTCTTAACTATCTTGTAGATGAAGCTATGGCTAACTACGGTAAAAAGAAAATGATCTTTGACCGTACCCCTATTGACAATCTAGTTTACTCTCTTTGGTTATTCGATAAGGGTTGTTCTGATATTGATGAAGCATTTATTGATAAATGTATTTCACAAGTAAAAGAAGCTATAAAGTTTTACTCTGTAATATTTTACATACCTCTTAACAAAGAAAACGATGCAATGTTATCATATAAAGAAAATAGAGATATAGATCCTATTTATCGTGGTGAAATCGCTGTTTTATTTGATGCTATTTATAGAGCTTGGGAACAAGGTAGTTCCCGTTTCTTTGATAGAGAAGACTGCCCACCTATTATTCCTTTATACGGAAATCCGTTAGAGCGTGTTGCACAAGTAGCATTGTATATTAATGAAAAGTGCGAGTTCTTCGGTGAAGAAGACTCTTTAATTGCTCAAGATCTTCAACAGATTGAAACCTTAGCGGATCAGCTAGGTGTCGATAAGAAGAAGTTAGGTATACCGGATAAAAAAGAGTTTAAGTTATAATAAGTATTGTATCTTATGAAATTTGATGATGCTATTAACTATATTGCTGAGCACACCCTCGATTTAGAGATGGCTAAGCCAAAAAATCGAGAAATCGAAAAGCTTGTAGCACAGGGTATACCTTACTACAAAGCACGTAAAATTTTTAATGCTAAAAAGCTTGGCGGTACAACTACCCCAGCTGCTGCACCTGCTGCAGAACCAGCTGGTGTGAAATATAAAGAGCTTCCTGATACATTAAGGACTAAAGAAGCAGTAGCAGGTATGTTACAAGCTGATCCTAACCTAACCCCACAAGAAATCATGGCTAGATTAGCAGCTGATAACAGTGAAGAAACTCCATACAACTTAGACCCAACTGTAGTTAAAGCAGCGGTTGCTGATGCTTCAATGGGTGGAGATACTGAACTAGAACCACAAATCGATCCTGCAGAACTTAAAAAGGCTGCTGGTGCTGATGCGATTAGAGCTCGTATGGCAGCTAGAGGTATAAAGCTTGGCGACCCTAGCAAGATTGCTAAACTACAAGGCGCTGTTAAAAAGCTTCGGTCTAGAGGTAGAAAGTCTTCTGGCGAAGAGCTTGCTGGTTTTAAAGAACCAGAACCTGAAGAAATCATTGGCGGCACTGGAAGTCAAAACCCACACGATTACGAAGGTCAAGAAGATTGATTTAAATACTTTTCAGTAAGTACAACAAACTTCATTCCTTTTTTAGCCGCGTACTCACTCGCGGCTTTCCATTTGGCTTGATTCTTGTGCCACATTAACTGTTCATACAACACTGTACTTCTTTTTTTACCATCTGAATGAACAGGTGGTTGAGTTTGAGAGGAAGGTTTAAGTTCGATTAAATATTTCTGAACAACCCCGTCTGGCTGTTTTATTGCAGCTATTAAATCTACATAATACTTGTGTACTTTATTGTCAATGCCACTATAATAAGGCACCACTATGCCTTCACTTACCCATGCAGTCACGTTCGGACTTTTATCAAAAAATAAAAAGAAGTTCCTTTCCAAGCTTGATCTGTATACAGGATTATTAGTACCTTTATATTTTTCTTTATTAATAGGTGTATAAATTCCTTGATAGTACTTGTTATTTTTCGGGTACCCCATATACTATACTTACTTTATGATCGTTCCTCAAAACTTTGTAATACAGACGTTCTTCCAATATGCAAAGAGGCCTGTGTTTAAAAAGACTACTAACACATACAATGGAGAATGTCCATACTGTCATGAAGGTAAGAGTGCGGGTAAGAAGCGTAGATTTTTCTATATTCCTGAAGATGATCACTTGTTCTGTCATAACTGCGGTGAAAGTAAAAACGGATTAGATTTCGTTAAGGAACAAACCGGCCTCTCTTTTAGCGAGATAATGGCTCAATCTGGATCATACTCAGATACAGTAGAAGAACTTATTAAGAAGTCGGATTTTTATAAAAAAGCTAATCCTAATCCTTTACCATACGATAGCATAAACTTGTTTGATAATAATCAGGTATCATTTTATAAAAACAATAAAGTAGTACAGGATGCTCTTGAGTTTATTAATAAAAGACGATTAGACACCGCCATTAATAAACCTAAAAGCCTTTGGATTAGCTTAACTGACAATATTCATAAAAACAGAGTTGTGTTTCCGTTCTATAATATGGAAGGAAAGATAACAACCTATCAATCTAGAGCACTATACAAAGAAGACGAAGACAAGGCAAAGTATCTATCTAAAGTTAACAGTGATAAAGGAGTGTTTAACCTAGACAAAGTATCTCCAGATATAGATTATATATTCTTACAAGAAGGACCTATTGATGCTATGTTTTTACGCAATAGTGTAGCTTTAGCTGGCATACATCCTACAGAA